AGGCTTTTATGGTGACTTCCTCGACTTCCCGAAGACCTACGCCGAAGCTCTCAACCACATGAATGAAATGGAACGTCAGTTCATGGCCCTTCCGGTGGAAACTCGTGAGAAGTTCGGCAACAGTTTCACGGAGTTTCTTGCCGCTTCTGGTGAAGCTGATTTCCTTGAACGGCTCGGAATTAAGAAGGAGCCTGTCTCTGAGCCTGTCCCTGCTATTTCTCAGGTTGAAACTAAGGAGGTTACGAAAGAATGAACAGAAATACCGAATCTCATTTTAGTCTGTCCCCCCATGTAGATATCTCCCGTTCTCGCTTTGACCGTTCCGCTTCCCTGAAGACCTCGTTTAATGCTGGTGATGTAGTCCCTTTTTTCCTCGAAGAAGTGCTTCCCGGCGATACGTTCAGCGTAGATACGTCCAAGGTTGTCCGTATGCAGACTTTGCTCACCCCTATGATGGACAACGTTTATCTGGATACCTACTATTTCTTTGTCCCCAACCGGCTTGTTTGGGATCATTGGAAGGAGTTCTGTGGTGAGAATACTGAAAGCGCATGGATTCCGGCGACTGAGTACACTATGCCCCAGATTACAAGTCCTTCTGATACAGGATGGAACGTTGGAACTCTTGCTGACTATTTTGGTATCCCAACTGGCGTTGCTGGTCTCTCTGTTTCTGCTTTGCCTTTTAGAGCCTATGCTTTGATCATGAATGAGTGGTTCCGTGACCAGAACCTCCAAGACCCTCTTGTTGTTCCGACCGATGATTCTACGGTCGCAGGTGTGAATACTGGCACACTTGTGACAGATGTCGCCAAGGGCGGTAAGCCTTTTATCGCCGCCAAGTACCACGACTATTTCACTTCTGCTCTTCCCGCTCCGCAGAAAGGCCCGGATGTTACAATCCCGGTTGCTACTGCTGGCGAAACTTATGTCGTTGGCAATGGTAAAACTTTGGGTTTGACTAATGGTACTGTTCTTGGTGCTCTTGGTTTATCTTCTGATAGGAAAGGTATTTATTCTGATAGGTTTGGTTCTCCCCTTGATGGTGGTGCTCCTTCTGCAAATGGGTATACTGGTTATTACGGTGTTCCTACGCTTGAACAGCTTGCCGGTCATCCTGAAAACTCTGGTCTTGTTGCTGTTCAACCTTCTGTTGCTCAGGCCGCTACCATCAATCAGTTGCGTCTTGCTTTCCAGATTCAGAAGTTCTATGAACAGCAGGCCCGAGGCGGTTCTCGTTATACTGAGGTTGTCCGCTCTTTCTTCGGTGTAACGTCTCCCGATGCTCGTTTGCAGCGTCCTGAATATCTCGGTGGTAATCGTGTCCCTATCAACGTCAATCAGATTGTCCAGCAGTCCGGTACTGAGTCTTCCGGTACTCCGCAAGGTACTGTTGTTGGTCAGTCTCTTACCACGGATAAACACTCTGATTTCACCAAGTCTTTCACGGAGCATGGTTTGATTATCGGCGTTATGGTTGCTCGTTATGACCACACCTATCAGCAAGGCCTTAACCGCCTGTGGTCTCGCAAGGATAAGTTTGATTTTTATTGGCCCGTGTTTGCTAACATCGGTGAACAGGCTATCAAGAACAAAGAAATCTTTGCACAAGGCAATGATAAGGATAACGAAGTTTTTGGCTATCAGGAAGCATGGGCCGAATATCGTTACAAGCCCAATATGGTGACCGGAGAAATGAGGTCTGCGTATGCTCAGTCTTTGGATGTTTGGCATCTGGCTGACGATTACAGCACCCTTCCTTCTTTATCTGATTCGTGGATCAGAGAGGACAAGGCAAACATTGATCGTGTTTTGGCTGTTACATCTGCTGTTAGTAATCAGTTTTTTGCTGATATCTACGTGAAGAACTATTGTACCCGGCCCATGCCCATGTACAGCGTCCCCGGCCTGATTGATCATCATTGATTTATAGAGGGGGCCAATGCCCCCTCTTGTTTTTTTTGAAAGGAGTTGTTATAATGGCATTTGGTACCACTACTTCCGCTTACGAAATGGATGGTGTCGGAGCCGCTCCGGCTGTTAACCGTGCCGCCGATCAGATTGCCGGTTTGAAAGGTGTTGCACAAGCTAATAGTGCTTTTAATGCTGAGCAGGCAAAAGTGCAACGTGATTGGACAGAGCAAATGACTGCTAAACAGATGCAGTTTAATTCTGCCGAAGCCGCTAAAAATCGTCAGTGGCAAGAAATGATGTCCAATACTGCCCATCAGCGTGAAGTGCGTGACCTTATGGCCGCTGGTTTAAATCCTGTTCTTTCTGCTATGAATGGCAACGGTGCCGCTGTTGGTTCTGGTGCGACCGCTTCAGCGTCCCTTGGAAGCGGTTCTAAGGCTGACGCAGATACAGCCGCCTCCGGTGCTATTGCTAACTTGCTTGGCTCCATCTTGGGCGCTCAGACGGCGCTACAGAGTGCAAACATCAACGCCCGTACACAGGAAGCCGTTGCAGACAAGTACACCGCTATGGAGCATATTGTTGCTCAGATCGCCGCCGCCGCTGGTATCCGGCAAGCTGGCATTCATGCCGGTGCTACTCGTGATGCCGCCGCTATGAGTTCTTCCGCTACTCGGTATGCTGCTGGTCAAGCCGCTTTAGCTTCTATCTTTGGTTCTTCGGTCAATTCTGCCGCTACTCGGTATTCTGCGGATCAACATTTGGAAGGCTCCAAGTATGGAGCTGATAAGTCTTATGACGCTTCCAAGTATTCTACGGATAAAACTTGGGATAAGAATGTTCACTTTGGCAACGGTAGTTTTATGAATCAGGTCGCTGGCAATCTTGGATTGTCCATTGAAGCTCTTTTAAAAATGATTGGAGGTTAAGTATGGAAAGTATCATCATGGTTTTGGCTTTGTCCGTAGTCACGGCCGTTACTCTAAAAATCATAAAAGAAATTTTTTCTTAAAAGCGGCGTTAGCCGCCAAAAGAGACCCACGGTTTAAACGCCGTGGGTCTCCGACTGTACGTCCATTTACATTAGGCGTACACTCAGCACAGTTAACTTTCTTGATGTTAACTGTGCTGAGTGACACCAAAGGTCACTTTGCGTGTCATGTAGAAGTTGCTTGCACATGTCTAGAACGTATGCAGTATTTCAAGATAAAATGTTTAGTAGGAGACCCCCGTAGGATACAAGTTCCTAAAAAATAATAGATAATAAAGCCTAAAATTTAATGGTAAACTGAAATAGAAGTATATTCTTGGTTTCGTGCACATTTGTGTATTTAGCCTAGAACTAGGCCGAAATCTTTAGTAAATAAGTAAATTGATATTTTTGTTCAATTAAGGGAAGGGCGAGCCAGGGAAGGGGGGTGACAGTTGTTATTTTGACAAAGTGAACGTCTCCCCCGCTTAGGTGCTTTGCCCTCTTTTTACGCTTGCCATACACGCACCGTCAGTATTTCTTGGGAAAATTCGCCTTTCCTAATTGCCAGAGATATTGGTCGATTTCCTTTACGGTATATGATTGCAATACATATAGTTCTGTCTGCGGTTTTGAATCGAATGAGCAGACAACCGCTGCCTGTGTAACCATGATCTCTCCCGCAAGCTCATTTCGCAGGCTCCTCTGCCAACGCATGAACGTGCTGTAGCCGATTCCATGCTCCCGGCACCATTGCCGCTTTGGCATACCGCTTCCGTTGTACGCTTTTATGATTTCGATACATCTCTCTTTTTTCAGGGTTTGAAACTCGTCCGGCATTCCTGAGACCTCCTTGAGGCTTTTGGTACCGATGGGGCTTTTGATACCTCGGTCTCAATTATCTCATCTCTACTTTGATCTTGCCAGACGGTGGATTATGAGGCGCTTAGGGAGGAACTTACTTTATGCAAGAGAAAAAAATCAAATTTACCGACGTATTGTTCGTTGGTCTGGCGTTCTTCGCCTCCTACTTCGGCGCGGGCAACCTGATCTTCCCGCCAATGCTGGGCCTGCAAAGCGGCAGCAACTGGCTCAGCGGCATGATCGGTATGCTGGCCTCCGGTGTGGGTCTGCCCATTCTGGCCATCATCGTGCTGGGTATGTGCGGCTCCGTCCAGAAAATCTCCGACCATGTGAACAAGAAGTTCTACACCGTCATGATCGGCGCCATCATGATCCTCTGCTGCTGCGTCTCCATCCCCAGAACCGCAGCCGTCGGCATTGAGATGGGCCTTCAGGGCATCTGGCCCGGTGCGCCCTATCTGGTTTTCGTCATTCTCTACTTCGTGATTGCGTTCCTGTTCGCCAAGGACCGCGGCACCGCACTGGATAAGGTCGGCAAGATCCTGACCCCCATTATGACCATCATCCTGTTCATTCTGGTAGTCAAGGGCGCTGTCAGCCCCATCGGTACTCCCGGCGCCGCCTCCGTGGATAACGCCTTTGTCAACAGCTTTCTGGGCGGTTACAGCACCGGCGACGTTCTGGTGTCCTTCCTGGCTGCCGGCGTGTTCTTTGACAGCATCAAACGCAAGGGCTACGAGGGTGAAGCCTTCCGCAAGGCCCATGTCCGGGCCTGCCTGATCGCCGCCGTCTGTCTGGCTATTGTCTATG